TGTGTACGAGGTTGGAGGAAAAGGAAAACACATTGGTATTCGACCTTGCCGCAGTCGAAAGCCAATGAAGACACGCCTATTCGTAACGGATAAGGAACCTGAGTTCGCTTGGAATAGAGAAGAGAACTCTATAGAGAACTGGTGGGAGATGTATCAGAAGAATAACAAACATAAGATCCCACTACCAGGTACTAGTGAATATATGACACTTGCAAAGAAATTGGGAGCTTAAAATGGCAAAAGGACAGAAAATTACCTCCAAGAAACAACAACATATTGTGGATGAACTTGCAATTGATCCTAAACGTAGTGGCTTGACAGCCTCGCAACCTGAAGAGACAATTAAAGAGCAACCAACAAACGAAGGAACAAGTCATATGAATAAAGCGCACATTAATCTTCAAGATAACGAACTCGGCTCCATCATCGAGTATACGGATGACATTGACGATGCAGAGGCTCCGTTGCCATTGCCAGAGGGTACTTATGAGGCCGAGATTAAGGCAGTAGAGGCAAAGATGAGTGGCAATGATAAGAGGTATGCCGCTGTTAGTTTCTACATTCCTACAGATGCTTATCCTGCTGATTATCCGCTTGAAGAGGCTCCCGACGGCTTGACATTGATCTTCAGGAAGCTATCCTTAGAGAACAACAAGATGAGCCGCTTTAATTTGAAGAGGTTCATTCAGAATATTGGTGCCCCTCCCGTTGGTCGAACTCTTGACTTGACGCAGTGGGTAGGTTTGCGAGCTAAGATTGTGATTAAACATGATACTTGGGAGGGTACTACGCGACCCTCAGTTGACAAAGTGCTTGCTTCGTCATAACATATAGATGTCTCTAATTAGAGGCCAGATCGATGAAACAACCGAAGAGGAGTAATAACGTGGCTGAAGAGAAAGAAAAGCGCCGTCGAGTGTCTAAGGGTCCGCGTCAGATGAAGCCGACCTATCTTGTGTATCGTGGTGAGAACGTTGAAATTCTCGCTGTTTCCAAAGATGCATTTGAAATTCTCAAACTTGCTCAGGGCGATGAGGGTGTCAAGTATGTTGATGTCTCTCCGTTCATGAATAAGAAGACCAAGCTTTCACTTGCAGCTTAATTACGACAGCAGTAGCTAGGGACTACTGCTCAGACTGACTAACCTTATCCCCCAGTACTGCCGTACGTGGTTAGTCAGTCGCCTTCAATCCCCAACATCATAGGTGAAATAATGAATGCCATCCCAGCAGTCGAGCTGGATGAAGATGGAACTGTGCTTAGAGATGAGGTTATATTTGATGCTAAACAAAGAGAAGCAATTGACATTTGTATCAACCCGAGAAACCGTATTGCGAGCGTTACGGGTAGTGCGGGTACTGGTAAGACAACGATCATTAAGACCGTTGCTGAAATCTTCGAGGCAGAGGACAGGAGCGTTATATGTTGCGCTCCGACAGGCAAGGCAGCGAGAAGAATTCGCGAAGCTACAGGACTTTATGCAGTCACCATCCACAAACTATTGGAATTTCCCAAACCGCACGAACGAGACGAGAAAACCGGACAAGCACTAAAGCAAGGACTTCCCAAGAGACATAAGGGTAATCCTATTAGCCAGGCTGTAGTTCTCTGTGATGAATATGCAATGGTGAACCATGCCATTAATAGACAACTCATCGACGCATTACCAAATGGTGGCTTACTGCGGTGTTTCGGTGACATTAACCAACTCCCCCCAATTGAAGAGTATAAAATACAGGCTGAAGGCTATGAACTTACGCCATTCCAGTCCCATCTTAAAACGTTCCCCAGTGTTGTACTTGATAGAGTGTATAGACAAGGTGAAGGTAGTGGTATCTTTCTCAATGCAGGGGGAATTGTCAGGGGTATACTTCCTAAGAAGCTAGATGATTTCGACATTATCTTTACTGGGATGCCTACGAATAAGATTGAGGAATTGGCTTATCGACTTGCTCATAAATATAAGACGATTAATAATCAGATAATTGTGACTGGTAATAAAGGCTGGATTGGTACCTATGAATTGAACCAACGAGTGCAGTGTGTCGTTAATCCTGACCCACCGAAGGCATTCGATCCTCCCAGACAGAAGTGGCATCAAGATAAGGCTATCAGTATTGGCCTCGGTGATAAGGTAGTCTGTACTGAGAACACGTATGATACGAGGGATTACTTCGAGCGTTATAGTCAGTTTGATGAGAATGGTGATCCTTTACAGCATAGTTATATAGACCCTCCTGATGCTTGTGTGATGCTTAATGGTGAGATCGGTATCGTTGTAGATATCGAGACTAATGCACAAGAAGTTGAGGCAGTGACGATTGACTTTGGTGATAGAGAAGTACGTGTACCTTATATGATACACGAGAAGAACCCACATAATAATAGTATCTATCAGACATCTCACTTGAAACAGTTGGATCTAGGCTACGTGTTGACTACGCATAAGTGTCAAGGCAGTGAGTTTGAAGAAGTGATCTACGTATTGAATAAGAGTAGTAAGTATAGTCAAGGACGTAAGAACCTCTATACGGCAGTAACTAGAGCACGTAAACAGGTGACAGTTATCACAGATAGCACAAGTCTTAGTTATAGCATGTGGAAACAGCAATGATTACGAGAGAGAGACACACAAAGCATATAACGTTCCATTGTGACGGTTGCAGCGAGGTTTTCGTTAGTGATACGGATAACTTCACTGATGCGTATAGTGATGCAAAGAAGGATGGATTTACATCGAGAAAGGAAGACAACGAATGGGTACATTATTGTGCGATATGTGCAGGTAAATGAGCACATTTAAATGCATTAAGTGTGGGTCCAGTACGAAAGTGCTGGACTCACGAATGTCTACAGTAACAGGAGGAAAACGGAGGCGACGCATATGTTATAAATGTAAGCTAAGGTTCACAACGATGGAGATGCTTTACGTAAAGGAGAAGAAAGATGGTGGACAAATTCTTAATCATCGTACTGAACGGTCCTCCGCGATGCGGGAAGGACGCAATAACACATAGGCTACTCAAGGCTACTACTCCATTCTCGATACTTAATCATAAGCAGATACGAGGGTGGCACGATAGGATGATCTCTCCGCTTCGTGACTTAGTATGTGCTCTATTTAAGATGTCTAACTATGATTTCGAGATACATAAGGATGATCCGATCCTACCTAATGGAGTGACACCCAGAGAAGCTATAATTGCACTAGATAAGAGATGGTCTTCTTATATATTCGGAGAGGATTTCTTAGGTTTGCTTATGATTGAAGAATTAGATAGGATGAGAGGACGAACTAAATCATTTGGTGTTAAGGAGCAGACCGATATCCACTTTATAGATGCTGGTGTTGAAGCTGAATTAAGCGTATTACGAAATGCTTATGGTGATAAGGTGAAGGTTATACATATACATAAAAATGGATTGGACTTCTTAGACTCGCGGACATTCTTAAGTGACCCTGATGCCTCTATTGATAATGTCGAGGGGCAACTAGATAGAGCCGTCGAAGAGATACTATTACTCATCAATAAGTGGTTGGAGGAAACTGATGATAAACTCAATGCCGGAATTACAGCGGGAGTTCTTGAAGCGGGCGCGTAGTGTTAATCTTAAGGTGGATTGTGGAATGGATGGTACGTTTAGTAGTCAAATTGCGATAGTTGCAGAAGCTCCAGGTAGTAGAGAAGTCCAGTTAAAAGTCCCATTAGTAGGAGGTAGTGGCTCACTCTTATGGGCAGCACTTAAGAAGCACTCACTCTATCGGACTAACTTCTATATAACGAATGTAGTGAAGAGGCAGCTAACCTTTGGTGGATTAGATGCAGATAAAGTACAATTACCAAAGACTGAACTCGATCACTGGGTCGGAATGCTTAAGTGGGAATTGGCGTGTCTGCCTAACTTACGATACATACTCGTACTTGGTAACATTGCCCTCGATGCCCTCTGTGGAAGAAAGGGAATTACAAAATGGCGCGGTTCTGTACTGGAGGCCGAACTTTTTAGTCTCGCAGAGAGTCAACCACGCACTTATAAGATCGTCGTGGCCAACAACCCCGCGGCTGTCATTAGAGAGCCTAAGACGGAAATCTCTTTTATCATGGACGTTGCGAAACTTACTAAGGTTATGTCGGGAAATTGGAAACCTTATGAGATAAAGGGTGAAGTGTGCTATGAATACAAGCACGCCAAGGAGAGGATTGAGTACTTCTCCCAGACTAGAAAACCAATCAGCTTTGATATCGAAACGGGAGGAGGAGAAACAGCCTGCGTCGGACTTGCAGACGATAGCCATTACGGGACTTGCATTCCATTTAGAGGCATCAGAGGTGAGGATTACTTTACTATCGAAGAAGAATTTGATTTGCGAATGCGCCTGCAACAAATGTT